GAGGATGAGGACGAGATGGAGGATCGGGAGCTGCCATCGAACTATCGTCCAGCCGCTTCAGCCGATGTGCCTGCCAATCACAACTGTGGAAACTGTGGCTTCTACAAGAACTTCTACTGCAAACGGTGGGATGCGTTGGTCGCACCTGCGTACTACTGCAACGCTTGGCAACCAGTCAAAGGATTACCAAATGACAATCCAGGACAAACTGTTCAGACCGGCGACATCAGCGGTGAAGATGCGTATTACTACGACCCAGGCATCAACATCTACCGACAACTCTCGTTCGATGTTCCGGTCTACATTCGGTCGGCTGCCCGCAAAGGTTTGGACTATTACGGGCAGGGACTTGCTGGTGATGGTCTTGTGGCACGAACTGTTCGTGAAGCCCGTGACATGGCTGCGGGAAGAATCAGCGAGGATAAAGTCATTCGTGCAAACGCTTGGGGAGCAAGACACCTGGTAGACCTCCAAGCTCCGAAAAACTCCGATCCAGACAACGACCAGTTCCCCGGACCTGGTGCAGTTGCGTTCTATCTGTGGGGCATCAACCCTCTGAATCCGAAACCTGCGATGGATTGGTTCGAGCGTCAAGCGGAACGTGTGAAGGCTGAACGAGCCGACGCACCCGCACCAAAGAAAGACCAAATCAAAGGCTCGGAAAAGAACCCTGAAGGGTCGGCGTCTGGGCCTGCCGGGTCGGGGACTATCGAGTTGGATGAGCAAACCGAATCTGGTTTGCGGAACAAAGTTGAAGAGCACAACGATTCTTTGGATGCTGGTGATCCGTCATGGAAGCGGGCGACAGTGGGAATGTTGCGTGCCGTCTACCGTCGTGGTGCCGGAGCGTATTCAACGTCGCATCGTCCCGGTGTTAGCAGAGGCGCATGGGCTATGGCAAGAGTCAACGCTTTCTTGGTACTCTTGAAGAGTGGCAGACCTGCGAATGCTTCATACATCACCGACAATGACCTTCTGCCAAAAGGTCATCCAAGAAGTTCGAGGAACTGATGACTGACAAAGTAGAGACACGCAGAGTTCAGTTCAGCGAGTTCGAGGTTCGTTCCACGACTGGTGACGACAGCGACTACATGTCGTTCCGTGGCTATGCGGCCGTGTTCAACTCGCCTTCGCAGCCGTTGCCGTTCATTGAGACGGTGATGCCCGGTGCATTCTCAAAGTCTTTGCGTTCACGCAACAACATCCGCATGTATCAGAACCATGACTCGAACATGCTCCTTGCCACTACCCGTGCAGGTACCCTGCGTTTGCAGGAAGATTCCAAAGGTCTCCTCGTGGATGCTGACTTGCCACCAACCTCAATCGGTCGTGACTTGTCAATCTTGATGCAACGTGGCGATGTGGACTCAATGTCGTTCGGGTTCTCGGTCCCTCGTGGCGGTGACATGTACAGCGACGACGGTTCAGAGCGCAAGCTGAAAGAAGTGCGTCTCTATGAGGTTTCGGTCGTGACGGGATTCCCTGCCTACGAGGCGACGACGGCGAGCGTGCGCAGCTTGGACATTCTGGCTGAACGCACCCAGGTGGATGCCGATCAGTTGGCTGCCGCCATCACCGTGTTGGAAGCCGGGTCGGAATTGAACGATGAGCAGGCAGGACTCTTGACTGAGGTTGTGGCCAAGTTGCGCAAACAGCCAGAGCAGACTCCTGCTCGCATCGGTGTGTTGCAGAAACAACTTGACCTCCTGAAGACCATCGCCTAGTATTCTTTGCACAGTTGATGTGCGGAGCCGCTGCGACTGCCAGTTGAGGAGCCTCGCTGGGTGCGATACCAAATCCTTGCGTACCCCAAAACCGTCCACGAAAGGACATTCACTCACATGAAGGAATACATCGACCGTCAAGTCGAGCAGCGTCAGCGTGCGTGGGAAGCAGCCAAGGCTCTTCTCGACACCGCAGCCGCTGAGAAGCGAGACCTGACCTCAGAAGAAGAAGCGTCGTACAAGAAGATGAACGACGAACTCAACGAGCGTGCTGCTCGCATCGAAGCCCTCAAGGCCGATGCCGAGCGTGAAGCCAAGATTGAAGCGGCAACCCGTGACATCGCTGGCCAAGTACGCCCAACCAGCAAGGCCGTGTCCACCGACGCAGAAGTGTTGCGTTCGATGGCTCGTGGCGAGACTCGTTCGTTCACGTTCGAGACTCGTGACGTCGTCAAGACATCGACCGGCGCACCAGTACCAACGTCGTTCTTCGACCAGGTCATTGCGCAGGCTCGTCTCGTCGGCCCAATGCTCGACACCTCGACCGTGCTGCGCACGGCTGGTGGCGAGAATCTCCAGATCCCATCGCAGGCTGGTTGGTCAACGGCGGCAATCACCGCTGAAGGCTCAGCCATCAGCGAGTCCGATCCGACGTTCAACAGCTTCATCACCTTGGGTGCGTACAAGTACTCGTTCTTGGTGCAGTTGAGCCGTGAACTCATCGAAGACTCAGGTGTCGACATCTTGAGCTTCCTTGCCACGCAAACCGGAAACGCAATCGGCTTCGCCGTCAACAACGCACTCACCGTCGGAACTGGCACAACCCAGCCCCGTGGTGTCGTTGCTGCCGCAGGTTCGGGCGTGCTCGGAACCGTCGCAGGTGGACTCTTCACCGCAGACAACCTCATCGACCTGGCGTACAGCCTGGATGGTGCGGCACGTCGTCTCCCCGGCGTTGGCTGGATGATGAACACCGCATCCCTCGGCGCAGTCCGCAAGTTGAAGGACAATCAGGGTGCGTACATCTTCAGCCCAGCGCTGGCAGATGGCAACGACCGAGTTCTCAACTACCCGGTCTTCGAGAACCCAGCAATGGCCTCGCAGGCTTCGGCAGCCAAGTCGGTGATCTTCGGACACCTCCCCAGCTACTACGTCCGTATGGCTGGCGGTCTCCGTTTGGACCGCAGCGACGACTACGCATTCAATGCGGACCTCGTCACCTTCCGTGCCTCCATGCGAGTGGACGGAAACCTGCCACAAACCAGCCACATCAAGTATTTCATCAACAACAGCTGATTCAGCCAAGTTGAAGAAGTCCCTGATGGGGACTGAATAAAGAGTTCGGTGGGTCGGGGCGAAACACGCAGGGTCGCCTCGGCCCACCAACACTCTGAATACCAACCCTGCAACCTGCGTACATAAGGAGACTGCGTGAATGCGAATCATCATCAAGGGAGTCCCTCTGGACTTGGACGAGCCGACGGCGATCCTGCTCTTGCAGCGGGGCGTGGCTCACTTGCCAGAACAGTCAGTCGTCGAACCCCGGATGCGGTCCGAGCACTCTGGTACTCGAACGCCCCGTGGGCGGGAACGGGCTACGGGCAACAAACCCAACAAGCGGTCCAAAGGCTCATCAAAGAAGGCCACGAAATCGCAATCCACGCAATCTACGGCCTCGAAGGCTCAACGTCGACGTGGAACGGAATCAAAATCTATCCGAGAGGAATGAGCCCATACAGCGACGATGTGGTCGTCGCACACTGGATGGAATGGACGCAAGGCACCAACCTGCCCAAACTGTTGATGACGCTGTTCGATGTGTGGGTGTTGAAGGCTCCGAATCTGGAGAAGGTTCCAAACATTGCCTCGTGGGTTCCGGTGGATCATCAGCCGTGTCCGCCGGAGGTGGCTGCGTTCTGTCAACGTCCGAATGTGATGCCGATTGCGATGAGCAAGTTCGGTGCTCGCATGTTGGAACAGTTGGGTATCAACAGCCTGTATGTTCCGCACGGTATCGAGTCGGTGTTCAAGCCAACGCCAAGCATCAAGGACAATGGTGGGAAGTCAATCACCGGTCGTGAAATCATGGGCTTCGGCGACGACCAGTTCGTGGTGATGATGACGGCCGCCAACAAAGGTGTCTATCCTCCACGCAAAGCGTTCGCCGAGAACTTCATGGCGTTCAGCATGTTCGCCCAAAAGCACCCGGACGCAGTCCTGTACATGCACTCGGAGGAGATGGGTTCGGCTGGTGGTATCAACTTGAAGGAGTTGGCTGAGATGTGCGGGATTGAGCCACATCGCATCAAATACGCTGACGCCTACCTGTACCGCCTAGGACTGCCTCAGAACGCAATGGCAGCCCTCTACAGCGGTGCTGACGTGCTTCTGGCTGCATCCATGGGTGAAGGGTTCGGCATCCCTGTGGTGGAAGCCCAGGCGTGCGGTACGCCCGTCATCGTCTCGAACTTCACGGCTCAGCCGGAGTTGGTTGGGGATGGTTGGGTTGTGGAGGGTCAGCCGTTCTGGGATGCTGCTCAGAAGTCGTGGTTCTTGACTCCTTCGGTGCCGAGCATTCTGGATGCGTTGGAGCAGGCGTATGCCCGTGGTCGTGGCCGCTCGAAGAAGGCGGTGGAGTTCGCCAAGCAGTATGAGGCGGATCATGTGTATGAGACGCATTGGAAGCCTGCGATGAAGGAGATTGCTGAATGGTGCCGCTTGTCCCAGTCGTAATCGTCCCGGTGCTCACCGAGCATCATCGAGTCGATGCCATGTTGGATTCGTTCGATGGTCGGATTGGCGACTTGGTGGTGATTGACAATGGGAACAATTCTCATTGGGAGCCTCGGACGGATAAGGCCAAGCGTGTGTTTCACTATCGGATTCCGTGCAATCTGGGTGTGGCTGCGTCTTGGAACATGGGCATCAAAGCAACGTGCTCGGCGTCGGGTTGGTTGGTGGTGAATCATGATGTGGTGTTCGGGACGAAGGCGGTGGAGGACATCTTTCTTCAAGCTTCGTACTCGAACCTTGTGTTGTCGGGGAAGCCACCGTGGTCGTGCTTCTGGTTGGGTTCACAAGTCGTGCGCAAGGTCGGGCTGTTCCATGAGGGATTCCATCCGGCGTACTTTGAGGACAACGACTATGAGGTTCGTGCGCAACGCAAAGGCATAGACATCGTGCGTTCTTCGGCTGCCGTCTACCATCGGAACTCCAGCACCCTGCGATTCAGCCCTCAGTTTCAGCAACGGAATCAGGCGACATTTGATGCGAACCGGCGTCTGTTTGAGGAGCGGATGCTCCAGGATTTGCCTTTGGATTGGGACTTGAATCGGCGTCTGGAGTTGGGATGGGATTGAAACTTGTTGTGGTGTGTCCTGGTGGTGCGATGACTGGTGGACCAGAGGCGTTGCATCAACTGGTGTACATGGCTAATCAGATTGAGGCAGGTTCTGCGGCAATCATGTATGTGCCGAATGTGCCTACTCCGTCGGCGTATCTGAAGTATGGCTGCCCGACGGTCACTTCGGTGTCTGCGGATCAGTTGGTGGTGTTGCCTGAGATTTGGCCTGAGATGGCTCGACAGTTTCCTGATAGTCGGTGCGCATTGTGGTGGTTGAGTGTGGACAATTTTGGTTCGCATGGTCAGGTTGATTTGTCAGGTATTTCGTTGCATTTGTGTCAATCGGTGTATGCGATGCGTCATGTCACATGGAAGATCTCTGGTCCCAAAATGATGTTGACGGATTGGGTTGATTTGCGGTGGATGGATGTTCCGAGGTATCCACGGGTGGTGGTGAATCCTGCGAAGGATGCCGGGTTGATGAGACCTTTCATGGCTCGACATCCTGAAGTTGAGTTTGTGGAGTTGGCTGGTTTGGATCGGGTGGGTGTCGCCAGATTGCTGTGGGGTTCGCAGGTGTACATTGACTTTGGACGTCATCCGGGTCGAGATAGACCGCCTCGTGAAGCTTCGTTGGCTGGGTGTGTGGTGTTGTCTGTGGAGTTGGGTTCGGCACGATTGTCTGATGACATGCCTTTGGATGACTGCTACAAGTTCAGTTCCTTGGATGAGTGTTCGGCTGCGTTGGAGATGGTGATGTCTGATTGGCGTATGCATCATGAGGCTCAGGCTGATTATCGAAGCGTGGTTGCGAATCAACGTGATGTATTTCGTCGTGAGGTAGGTTTGCTACTTGACTTCTGTGGATGAATTGGTGCGTGAGAGGTTGCGGGCGGTAGAACCGGGCGAGCTCAATTCGGTTGATACTTGGCTTGGCTTGTTGGTTGAGTTTGGTTTCAATGATGAGAATCAGCAAGAGTTGCCTGATGAGATGTTGAATTGCCCTGGTTTGGGGTTGCGGATTTGGCAGTATCCAAATCAGTTCGGACCGTACATGGCATGGCTGTGTTCTGAGGCGTTGGCTATTGGGTCGTATCTGGAGATTGGGAGTCGTCACGGTGGTACATTCATCACGCATGTTGAGACGTTGCGTCGGTTGAATCCTGAGTTCGGTAGGTCTGTTGCGGTTGATTTGATAGATCGACCAGCGATTCTTGGGCCGTATGAGTATCGGCAACAGAATTCCCAGAGTGATGAGTTTGTGGGTTGGGTGAGCGGTCAGATGTTTGATTTGGTGTTCATTGACGGTGACCATTCGTATGCGGGTGTGAGAAGGGATGCCGAGTCGACGTTTGGGCGTTCCAACATTCAGGTGTTTCATGACATCACATCGGACATTTGCCCTGGTGTCGGGATGTATTGGCGTGAATACAAGCAGGAGAACGCCTTGACGCATGACTTCTTGGAGTTCACGGATCAGTACGAGTCGGTGAATGGGTCGTTCTTGGGGATTGGTGTGGCTCGTCGGAAGAACTGGATTGAGTAGGATTGGACGAGTATGGCCAATGAGAACCTCTATGCGACTCGTGCGCAAATCAAGGCGGCGTTGCGTATCGGCACGGCTGACACGCTCGATGACACGCTGATTGACAACTGTGCCGGTGCAGCTTCTCGTCTCATTGACGGGTATTGCAACCGCCAGTTCTGGGCTGCTGCGTCGGCTACGCCACGAGTGTTCCAAGCCAACACCGAGTTCGTTTGTGATGTGGATGACTTCTACACGACGACCGGGTTCGTGTTGAAGACGTCATCGTTTGCTGACGGCAACTTTGATACGACGTGGGATACGAGCGACTATCAGTTGGAACCGTTGAACGGAATCTTGGACGGCCTCACTTGGTCCTATGACAAGATTCGTGCAGTCGGCGACTACCTGTTCCCGACCGTCAATGCGAACTATGGTGAACAAGCTCTCGTTCAGGTGACTGCCCGTTGGGGTTGGGCGACTGTGCCGGACCCGATTACTCAAGCCTGCATCATCCAGGCATCACGCATCTTCAAGCGCTACGACTCACCGCTCGGTGTTGCCGGGTTTGGTGACTTGGGTGCTATCCGTGTTTCTCGATTCCTTGACCCTGACATGGCTCAGTTGGTTGAGCCGTATCGACGAATGCGGATGTTCGCCTAATGCCTGCAACACCAGCAGAAGTCAAAGACGGACTCAAGGCCGCCATCCAAACCGTCCCCGGACTACGAGCCTTCGACTATCAGCCTGACCAGGTGAACCCTCCGTTCGCATGGCCGACGCTGGACGAGATTCGATTCCATCAGACAGGCATGTCGAGCGGTGGTGTGGTCATGGACTTCACCGTCACCATCGTGGTGAATCGTGCGTCGGAGCGGACGGCTCAGGATGCGTTGGATCAGTACACGGCGTGGGCTGGTACGCAGTCGTTGCGTGCAGCTATCGAAGCAGACCGAACCCTCGGCGGTGTGTGCGATGACTTGATTGTGAACTCGGCGGGGAACTTCACGAACATTGACGCCAACGACACGCTGTATCTGACAATGGATTTCAAGGTCACGGTGTACGCTTAGACCATGGCGAAGTATCTGGTTTCTGGACCGTTCCCGGTCACTGGCGTTCAGCCGGGTGGACATGTGGACGGCGAGGGCATCGACAATGTAGAGTTGTTGATTGGTGCAGGTATCCTGACGCCAGTCGAAGAATCCAAGAAATCCTCAAAGGCCGATAAGGCAGGAGACAAATAGACATGCCAAAGCTCGTACTCAAAGATGCGAACATCAACTTTGCGGGAACCGACATCTCGGCGAATGTAGCGAGCGTGACCCTCTCGACCACAGCTGCGGAAGTTGCAACAACTGCCTTCGGATCGTCTGCCGTGACACGAGTGTCCGGTCTCATCGACAACTCCGTCACGTTCAGCATCCACAACGACTACAACGCCATCGACGGAATCTTCTTCCCATTGGTCGGCTCAACTGCCGTTCAGTGCGTCATCAAGCCAAACGGCACCGCTGCCGCTTCGTCGGCCAACCCGTCGTACACGTTCAGCGTGCTCGTGACCGAGTGGACTCCCGTGAACGGAGCCGTGGGCGAGTTGGCCACTGCGGACGTAACCTTCCCAATCTCCGGTGCAATCACCAAGAGCGTCGGCGCCTAGTTCTAACAACTTCACCCTGCGGAGGCACAAATGAAACTCGGACTTATCGTTCACTCGAACGACGGCAGCCAACGATTGGCAGTCGTTCAATACGCAGACTTCTGCGCATTTGAGGAAGTACACAACTGCTCAATGGCCAAGATTGAAGCAGAGATGAAGATACGAGACCTCGGATGGTTGGCGTGGCATTGCGAAAAACGCAACAAGCTGCACAACCTGTCCTTTGAGGTGTGGCGTGAAGGCGTTGACATGGTCAGCCTGGGAGATTCGGAGGACAACAAGATTGTCCCTTTGGAGAAGAGTCAGCCCACTGGCTGATCGCCTATCTGGCGGTCGAGACGGGCATCGCCCCGTCAGTGTTGCTGACTGAATCCCCACGAATGCTCTACACGATGTTTGCATACATGCGTTGGAAGGCAGTCAAGCAGAACCCGAACACGCCCTACACTCGTTGACATGGCGGTCTCAAAACCAATCGGTCGTGCCGGTGAAGTGCAATTCGCTGCCGACGGCCTGTTTGAGTTCTTGCGCATCGCCGGTCAGGCTGACAAGGACTTCAACAGGATGATGCGAATCGCAGCCCAAGAGGTCGCCCAACATGTGGTGGATAAGGCGAAGGTGAACGCTCAAGGGCAACCGAAGCATGGTCCGAATCGTCCCGGTTCGTCGGGTATGTCTCAGGCTCAGGCGGTTGTGAATGGGTTGCGTGCTCGACGTGACCGCATTCCGACAATCAAGTTGGACAACAAGCGTGGGTTCGTTTCAGCGTCCCGTCCGAATCGCAAACGCAAGACGAAGGTGACGATGGGTGATGTGTTCTTTGGTGCCGAGTTCGGTGGTCGTAGGCGTCCTACGACGCAACAGTTCTTGCGTCACCGTGGCCGTCAAGGCTATTTCTTCTGGCAGGCAGTTCGGGACAGTAATGGCTTCATTGCTAAGGAATACAGCGATGCCATTGACCGGGTTCTCAAAGAGCTTGCGCAGGGTGCCACCTGACGCTACGCTGACCTGTAAGGAGCCCGCCATGTTCCCAGAAGTTCAGTTGGACAACGTCCGTGCCGTCAGGTTCGACTACGTCAAGTCTGTCGTTCCCAAGCCGTTCGCTGGTTCGTGGGTGCAGTTGTGGTCTCGTCTGTGCATCCGTAAGGAAACCCGACGCAAGGATCAGCGTGCGCTGTGGTCGCCAGTCATCTACGCACCAGGCACCACACGAAGCAACCGCAACGTCGAGGCTGTGACCTGTCTCGTGGTGGACATGGACGGTGAGTCGTTCGACTATGCACGGCTGGATGGGTTGGAATGGTTTGCGTACACGACTTGGTCGCATCGCCCGAACGATGAACACTGGCATTTGGTGCTTCCGCTCAAAGACCCGGTGCCTGCCCATCGTTGGGCAGAGGTGTGGACTCGGCTGCATGAACGCATCAACGTCGTCGGTGACCCAGCCACGAAGGACCCTGCACGCATCTTCTATCTGCCTCAGCATCCTGTGGGACGGTTTGATTGGTCGTCTCGGAAGTATGGGCATGGCGAGTTCTTGGATGCTGGGTTGGGTGAACTGTTTGTTCCTCCTCGTTTGCATGTGGCTCGTATGCCTCGAACCGTGGAGTCGCACAGTCGAGCGAAGTACTACTGGCAGGATGAGGCGTGGTGGAATGAGCCGCAGGATTTGAGTCGGTTTGCTGGGATGACTCAGCAGCAGGTTGCGGTGGCGTTGCGTAGTGAGTTTGCTGATCTCAGAAAGTCGTTGTCTTTGGACTGAGTAGAATTGGCGCTCATGGCCGTTGAGCGCA